CAGGGACCGGATTGTAGGTATCCGTGCGGGTATAATAATTCCATCGATCACTGCTACCTGCTGTTCGACGACCGTACAATGGTAATACTTGCTCTCCCACATTAATGACTCCGACGGATTGAAAGGATTCGGGAAGACCTTGTGTCGGAATGTTAATGGGGAGCGCGGACAATCCACCACGCGGAGGAAACTCAGGACGCCCCATCCAATCACGTAGGGGTTGGGGCGCACGGTCATACCGCGAATCTCCTGCCTGCTGGATCATAATCGGCGGTTGCTGTGGATACGGAGTGGGTGTGGCATGCGATGAAGGAAAGACAATTGTATGTGGCGCTTTCATCATGTAAATGACAATAAACAGAAATAATAAACCTACACCAAGTACGACGAGGATTCCTTCGGATAAACAAAATACACCTGGCGGACAAGTACCACGTGCCATGATTCTATTCTTTGATGTCGTTTTTAATAAAAACGGGTCAAATCATTACTAGCTCGTTAGCATTTGCGTACTACTCATGACAGGGGTCAAAGGGGATATAATCAGCGTAACGTCCCCTTAGAGTTTAAACTGCATTCCCGAACCGTTTCCATTGGAGCTACCAAACATTCCCGAGAAGGTCTGAAGAAGCTCTTTTCCATCGGCCAGAACCGGTCGCATCTGTGTCAACATTCCCATTAATTGCTTTTGTGTTTCCAGCAACTTCTGAGTGTCACCCGTCATTGAACCAATGGTATCGGAATCAAATGACTCCATCGCCTTCATAATCGTTTTTCCCGCATCTAATTTCGGTCCACCCATGTTCTCAGATGGCATCTTGCCTACTTTGAACAGGGTTCCCGTAGCGGACTTCGTTTCTTCTTCCTCTACATCTTTATCTGATTTTCCTTCCAATGCACTGGTCACTGCCTTCACCTGTTCCTTTGGAACTTGATTGGTGGTTAATGCAGTGGAAGCAGAGGAGCTACCTGATGATGCACCATCCTTCGTAGCAGTCGGATTCACATCTTCAAATCCCTCAATCGCTGGGTTATAGACGCCGGCGGGATCCTTGCGTTGATTTGCCACTGCCTGAGCAGCGGGGCGGTACTTTGCATTCATGTCATTGACACGACCGACAATGTCTGGATTTTGAAACGGCTCCATATTCTTCAAATAGCGCTTCAGATAAAACAGATAGAATAGCGAAAAAAGAACCACTGCCGCAGCAATCAGTTCCATTTGATTTACAAACGCAGCAACGATCAAGCCGACTGCGGAGCAGAAGAGAAAACCAGTAATACCAGCATAAATCAATGTATACAACGCCGTAATACACATCAATGCTACTGAAATATAATGAGTCGTTTGATTGAAGTTCATGCTTCCTATTTGCTTCATAAGAAAGTTTTTACTTACACCGCCATCAATGGAACCAGAACTTTTTGGATAAACCAAAAGAGAAATCCACCGATCACCGATTTTACGACCAGTCCTACCGTAGTTACATCGCCACCAATGCGCAATAAGGATGGAATATAATGACCAATTAATACATTGAGAACAGGCAAACTGACCAAAAAGATGATGATAGCAACTAAAAGGGGTTGTTTGATTTGTGATAAGATGTCGGAATAGAAGTTGCCTTTTGTTTCCACTAGGGTGGGGGGAGCCATCATATGCTGAGGTGCAACACTCGCGAATGACGAGCCACCATGTGAATAACTAGGCGCATGCATCAAATTGGCAAAATCAGCGGTCGAAGGATACTCTTTTCCAATCATGTGTGCCGTAGCCGTAGCAGGATCGGTTGCCATCGGATATACAGTATTGGGATTCGGTGATTGAATCATTCGACTCCCATTACCGGAAGGAGGGGGAGGAGCACCACCCATAATTGGATTGGACGAACTCGGCATGTTCATGTCTGCTAGAATCTTATTAACAAGATCATCGTCTTTGCTGCCTACCGGGGCTTTTGAATCGAGGTCACTTAAGAGAGTACCTGCAGTTGCCATTTCTTATGAAAAAGACAGAAATCCTTTAGGGTAAACTACTCGCAGGACAAAATGGGGGTGTTGCGTAGCGCAAATGGATATGCGTTTTTAATGGGAGTAGGGCGCATCGGGCACTCTCGGAACGCTTCAATGGCTCCTGCGGAGGGGCACTCCACTGTTTCTGTCATAAACGAATAGCATTTGTCGCCTCCTACTCGATAAACAAACTTATCAAAGTCCTTCTCCGACGGTGCCTTCTTGACGGCACAATCAGGACCGCTACAAATGGGTCGAATAATACAAATAATGCCAATTCCCAGCATTAAACTGAAAAAAACGTTAAAGTTTTCGTCGCGTAATAATTTGAGAAGGTTCATGTTTCCTGATATCTCCTCACTCTATTTTCTGGGTACCGAGTAAAGATGATCAGTCACATTCGTATCCTTCCTCTAATTGCTGGCATTGTACTTGGGATTATTGCCATTTTATTCGTAAAACCGGAAGAAACCGTAGTATATAAGTACCCTCACCCTGATACGGCGGATAAAACGATCTATAAGGATAAAAATGGTATGTGTTATCGTTACAAAGCCACTAAGGTGGATTGTGACAAGAACCAAGATAAATTGAAGGATTTTCCGCTAAGCAAGTAAATAGGCTTCGAGTGGAATGCCTTTTACTAACGCACCGACAACATACCCATGTCCAAATGGTGCGCGGACGTCATTTATTTTGGCACGGAGCATGTCAGGTGTGATTTCCAAGGTAATCGGCCTGCCATCCTCTTTTGGTCCATCGTAATCATAGAATATGACATCATTGCCGGCATTAACCCACTGTTGTAATTCCACGGTAGAGGGACGATTTTTAACTAATTCGGTATATTCTGGAACATACACTTTCTTTCGAGAGGTAACCCAATCCATATGTTCATTTGCAGCATGGTAGGGTGTTTCATCGGGCCAACTAGAATAAAGAACGGTAAGTCCTTTCGCTCCAGGATAGCGTCGCGCGGGTGTTTGTTGTTTTTTCCACCATTGTTTGGTGATCTCTTCTGAAATTCCCTTAAATACTTTGCCCGACTGCCAATAATGTTCAAAATTATAGAATCCTTTATAACCACCTTCAATTTCGGTCATGGGGCTGAAATTTCTTCTACGTATACTTGCGGCAGATTGTGATGAAGTGACATCTACTAGTTTGATTCCCTCATATGGTTTGGGCGACCATCCCACGCCTGCCTCTCTTGTTTTGGTTCCAAGATAGACTTTTCCTTGGTGGGAAGCCACCCCGATTCCCTATTGGGGTGCTACGGACGGCTGTGCTTTAGGAGCAATGCGCGGGCCTCTGCGAATCGAGGGGGCAACTGTTGGCACTGCTGGCGGTACACTTGATACTGGTGCTACATTTGCCATCTGTACGGTAGCAGGGGCAACTGGTTGTGCCATTGGTGGTGCTCCAGGTGTAGTAGGTAATCCAGTAGAAGTAGTCGATACGATGGTTTTTACCTTTCTTGGTTTCTTCATACTCTGTGCCACAAGTTGAGCACGCTCCTGAATCAAGTTCTCTCGAATGGTGAGCAGTGCCTTTCCTAACCAATTCTCACCCGTCCACGACAATTTGTCTTTTGCCTTTACATTATCCATCGACATTCCAATTCCAATATGAAGATCATTCGGTTCCACGGCGCCGATCACAAGAGGCGAAGGAAGCTCCATTAATCGCTGTGCCAATTCAGGATATTGTTTGAATTTAGCAAGATTTACCGTATCAATCAAACGAGATAGCGTTGTATTCCATTTCATTTGATTCACCTCTCTGCCTCCCGCTACATCCTCCAATGTATAACGAATCTCCGCACCTGTTTCCGTGGCCTGAATGGCAGTCGCACGTTCTACATCGCCAAATTCCGTTGCCAATTCAGCGAAAATCGCATGGCGAGCCGATGCATACTGCTTATCATGAAAGGGGATCGCAACCGGCCAACTGAGCGCCAAAAATCCATAGGGGCTTGTTTCCATATCTTGATCCGAAAACAAAATAACGGTTTCGGGTACGGCTTCTACCGCTTGCTTCGCTTCCGCTACACTCACCATCTGTGGAAGAGGAATGTCGCCTATACGAACATATTGTTGTTGTAACGTGTATGGACGAACTTCACTAAATGCGATATCATATGGATACTTACGTGTCTCTTGTAGTTGATCAAAATCTAAGTCTTTAATTTTAACAAGTTCTGTTGTCACCCCGCGTAATGGAAAACGAGCTCTCTGAAGCAAAATGTCTGCGTCACGGACTTCACGATTAAGATCAACGATTTCTGAACGACTTACTGTCTGTTGTTGTACTGCTTGAAATAAACGACGGCGCGCATCTTCGAATGTACGATTGGCTACTACCATGTTATCAAATCGCTCTTTTTCCATCTCTCGGATTTCCTCTTCTGTTGGCGGACGATAGGTAGGAAGAACAATCGTTTTTACTAATTTTCCTTTCATATCATACTCTGCCAAATTGCCCTGTTTATCAAATTGAAATCGGTCTTTTTTATTTGGCTTAGAACGTTCCCCAAAAAAGCGTCGTAGCTCTTCTGCGCTTGGTTCCCCCATCTACTGTACCACGTGATTTTGATGTGTTGTTTTTATACGTGAATAATTTCTACCAAGGAAATAGTCATGTCGAATCCGGGTACAAACAATGGTAGTGTAAGCATCAACGCATTATCAGTAGCTATTCCTGCGGGATGCTTTATGTTTATTATTACCCTGTTTCTCTTTTACGCAAAAGAATCCATTCCCTTTTTTACAATAATCTTGTGGGCAGGAATCCCTGTTATGGCGTTTCTCATTGCGGCAGGAATGAATATGGCATCACAATACATGTATTGTAAACATACCGATAGTGGTAAAGCATTTATGGGTTCGATTCCAGCCATGCTTGCTACATTCATTGGATTGGGAATATCCTCTATTTCTTTTTGCCGTATACCGGTGGTATCCATGATTGCGCCATTTTATACCTCGGAGCCGGATCCTAAGAATTCATCTGCCTGTTGTAAACCTCCCCCATCACTGGAAAGCATAGAAGCAAAAGCGCCTATGGTGTCCGGTTTAGCATATGGGTTTTATTTGTTCTTTTCTATGTTATTTGGTATTGTTATCGGTAGTGGAACAGCTGTCGTATGTTAGCGCCAGGTTCAATCAAGATCGGCATCGATGTTTTCACCTTCATGATGATAGACAAGGTTTGGTGCTTCAGGTCCTAAATAAATGTATCTTGGAATACCTTTTTTCATGGTCTCATTCGTATCCAAAATATAATAACCTTTCTTCATATCCTCCATTGTACTGGGTTTCCTTCGCGGTACATTTTGTGGAACAGGTGACATGGCTTTCATTGATACATTTTGAGGTTCAATTGTATCTTTTGAGATACTAATCTCTGTATTCTCTGTAACACCTCCCCATCCTGTATGACTAGCAATCACCAGAACAAAGAGATAGGACAGAATCGCCCATATGATCGCGAACAGCCAAAATGGCATCCATGTATAACGGGCTTTCGAACGTCCAAGACCAAACTCCTTCCAATTTCCCTCCTGTGTAAACATCACTTCGGGCTTAAGGGTGAGGATAATGGAAATACCTAATAAGTACAATAATCCTGAATAGATGAGCAGGGACATTCCTTATTGTTCTTACTAGAAAAAAACCATACCAAATATTCTCTTACTCTTCGTCATCGTCTGCATGCTGATTATTGTCATACCCACCATCACGTTCATATTCATCTTCATCATGCTGAGGGAATCCTTCTGCGTCATATGCTCGTCCCGCAGGGGCGTCCATTTCACCATCGCCTCGACCGGGAAAATCAATGATACCTGCGGCGATACGCTTCTGGCGCTCCAAATCATAGTATTCTTTATCATATGCGTAAATCAATTTCGTACCACCTACTGCCCATTTTCCAAGACCCAGACGCTTATTCATTAATTCGACTTGACGTTCTTCATCAGACAACTTATCAAAATCACGAATCACATTCACACGTTCCTTCTCTTCACGAATCGCAATCAGATTCTTGATCTCCTTCGCATTAAACGATAAATATTCACGCTTATACTTATTCAAAGAAGAATTAATCATTCGGAGCAGAAACTCAATCGACTGATCCAACATGGCGGACATCGCGCTTTGATATCCTACACTTTCTGGAACACGTGAAGAATCCAGAAGCATGGAGAGAGGCCCATACAAAAATGCTTGCTGAATATATACTAATGCATCTCCTCTTCCTGGAATGACACTCGGGCGAACTCGATTCATCGATGGCAATAGTGCGGATACTTGGGCAAGATAATCGTCTAATTTTAATTTCGCAAACTGAATGGTATCCCCACTAATCACTCCTTTATTTGAAATCAGAAATGCCAACTCTTTTTCTAGAACCGGTTGTAAATCTTGTTCCACGTGAGATTCCGATAATGACTTTATCATTTCTACTGGAATCTTAAACGATTCTGGTGAAAAGTTATAGAATACACGCTGAAAGGGAACAATAAAGTACGTTTGAAGTACCTTAAAGAAATCAACCCAAGACAAACGCGAAATTCCATCCAGAATCTCATGAAGTTTACTAGACGTTAACCGTCGTTCCACCATGGCACGTGCTTCACCTGTCGCATTTGACAATTCACTTGCTGCCACTGCAAAGTCTTCTGGACTGGTTCCTGGATGATTCAATGCCATAAATCGGTCTGTTGTTCCTCGCATCAACTGTTCCCATTCATCGAGTGGTGCGGGTTTGATCCCAATTAATTCGTCCATACACTTTCTAACCGTTGAAATCTCTCGCATTTGAACGGGTTCTACACGATTCACCTTATGAATGGTATCGAGAAGTTCCGTGAACTCAGCAGTATTGGTCTGTACCTCTCCCAATGCGGCTCGATCTTCCATTTCGCTTTTCGCTTCCTCTTTGTCTTTTTCTTTCTTTTCATAAATCTGTTTATCACGCGCAGGATTCGTTGGAAATTGAAATCCACACCACAGACATTGATTCGTTACACCTGGTTCGTGAGAATATCCAATACGTGGCCCAGTGAAGCAACATTTTAAGAAGAGACGATAATACAAATCCTTGTTTGGCTCAGTTACACCGATATCGGTAGAACGAGGGGTGAAGTTTGTCAATAAACTTTGGCCTTGGCGATGAGGCATGAGCGTTCGTTGATGAATATCAGGAAGTTCGGCATGTTCTCTCCATGAAGAACCAGGTCGTTCAATTGGATTAATACAACACGTTGTTTCTGAAAATGCGGTACCACGCACCAAATGTGCCGTTTTCTCCGCAATCGCATGAGCTTGACGAATCCACAATTTCACCAATGCTGCCCGTGCGCGCTCATTTCCAAGTGTTTGTACCACTTCTTGTGAGATGACCTGCTTTGCAGCATCTTCTGGTGTAAGAATGATTTGTTCAGGAAGAAAGGATGGAAAAATAGCATCTTTCGTTCGGGCGTCTTCTTCGGTAGAGGATGTACCAAATACATGAAGTAAATAACGGCGCTTCTCTTCTAGTTGTGCTTGAATAATATCATTTCCTACGATTTCCTTTACAATCTTCATCATTGAGATAGCAATTCCATTCTGGCGCACGGTGTCATCTGGGATGGATTGATACGCAAGCGTCCATGGCTTTTCCTTTTTACGAATGGATGAAATCGCACACGCGATGTATTGAATGGCTTGCTGATTCGTATCATTTACATCCAACGGATATCCTTCAAATCCAGGAGATTTACATCCTTTTAGGGCATATCGAACTACGTACGCAGGAATCTTTGTTTGAATCTCAATCAATAAATAGACAGCGGACGCATTGATGATATCACGAGAAGATGCGATTTCATAATCAGGCATACGTCCTTTTGATTTTGCTTGCTTTCTCGCATACGCGTCACGATCTGGAAATTTATCGATCCAACTCTTTGCTCCACGAATTACATTTCGAAATCCCTGTTTGTCTAATAAGATTCCTACACGTTCTGAGATTTCACGAACAAGCTGATAAATGATCGTCTCTGCCTCCCCCAGATTCAATTCATCTTTCATTGATGGCTCAATGGGTACTCCCACCGCTTGATCGATCTCCTCGTCCAATATCGCATCTTGATCCACAAGTACAGAACGTCCTGATTTGGGTTTACCATTATCATCAAACTCCATCGTATTGTCAAAATCCAATTCACGAATCGTTTGACCACAGTTTCGACAAATGTAATTGCCTTGGAATTGACCGCCCGCAAATGCGAGAATGATTTCTTTTTCAATTGTGTCCTTTTCTTTTGGATTCAAATAAGCTTGTAGTTGTAAACGTTCATGACAACAAATCAAATTCTGAGAACATACATTACAATTAATCCAATTTTGATCACGCGCACCTTGATACCGAAGAAAAAACTTTGTCAATTGCTGAAAACGTTCTGAATCATCGCGCAGTTTTCGCACACTAACCAAGTCTTTGGTGTGATAACATGTATTTCTGCGCGGTGGGATGCCGGCATTTCGCTGATTCGCCTCGATCTGTTGTTCAATCGAAAGTTGATTCAAATAGATCGTTCGATTCGCATCAATAAATGCTTTGCCCATTAGATGCGCATTCTTTCCCGCTGCCACCTGAAAGTAATTTGGATGTGCTTTCATTAAATGGATCACTTTTCCCATATCCGATGATGCGAGTGATATGTTCTTCTCCTCAAAATCTTGAAGAACTTTTGCCAAAATGGGCTGTCGTTGAATCTCTTCTAAGAATGCTGGATTCTCCAAAAATGGATTAGGCTCACCTTCTTTTGCTTCGGAGGTAACCATCGCATCACGCAGACTTCCAAGCGCCGATAACAATTGCGACTGAGATGATTTTATCTTTTCTACAAGAATCTCTGCCAACTCTTGGCTTAACTCCATATTCTCCATTCCATATTGTTCTAATGTAGAAAAGGTATCGCCTAGACCCAATGATGAAATCGCCATTCCTCTGATGTAATCCACCAATGGGATGTTTCCAAGAGTAGTACCTGCTGTATTCAGTAACACAATATCATTGGAGGTAGCGCCCATTTCCGTTGGATCTCCCAACTCTTTCAAAAGCATCTTCATTGTCTTAGGAGGAAGTTGACTTCGACCACTATCGATTGCCAATTGATGTGAACGTGTTGCTCCCAAGTAGGGTGCCGCACGAAGAGGAAACAATAGATAGGAATTCATCGAAGCCTTTTCCTCTTGTATCAATGCAACCTTTCGGCGTTCAGGTCCTTTGCGAAATGTTGTCGTCAGTGCTCGCTCCATTCCAAAAGGTACTTTATGAAACATCGGCGGAGATTTTTCATCATGACTTGCTGTATATCCTGGAAGGGATGCTTGACTAGAATCAGGCGGCGTTATTCTGAAAAAATCAGAATCTTCTAAGGCGGTCCAGAGGGGCTCCTCTGTTCCAAGATTTCTCCATGGAGAAAAGTATTGGGTAAGAAATGTACGTTGATCATGCCACTCCGTTACAATGGCACCTTTTGATTCACCCTTAATCGCACCTGATACGAGCTGACTCACTTTATCTTTCATTTGCTGAAGTTCCCATTCGAACTCTACAAATTGGATATTTTTCGAATCTTCTTTCTGTTCTAGATCATCCACTTTGTATTCTTTTTTAGAGATATTCAGGACTGGTCTTCCAAGTGGAACGGATGCGCTCTGAATCAGATCTACAAGAGTCGATGCCGAAAGTTGTTTCGCGCCCCTGATTTCTCCTGATTTCTCATAGGAGATTGTCGATTGTTTTAAATTAAACAAGGTTTCTACCAATGTTCTTACCGAACGCAGTGCATAGCGATCATTTTGAAGACTGGGATCCAAGCTAGAAAGAAAATCATTAAGCGCATCAATGCGTTGAATATTATCAGGAATACGTTGTTCATACGAAGCAGCTTCTGTATACACCTTCGCACGCACCACTTCGATTTCACCCACTTCTTCGATTCCAATATCTTCTAACTCCGCAACATCTACTTCTTCTTCCTCCATAATTGGTTGTAGATCTTGTTCTTCATTAATCTTATCACTATCGTCCGATGGCTCCTCAGAGAATACCATCGGGCGAATACGCATCACCACGAACTCATTATGTTTATCAGCAGGAATACCAATGAATCCAAACTCGAGCTCTTCTGAATTCTCCTCTTCAGGATCTTGAATCATAATCTTATCATCATCTTTATTCACTGCGGTTACCTTATAGGTTTTATAGGGCTTGCGGTCTTGATCAAATGTATCAATTACTTGATTCACACGAATATCTTGTTGTTCTACAAACGATTCTAGCTCACGCTTTTTCAAAATGTAGATGGCACTGATACCATCCTCTTCATTAAAGTGTTCTTCTCCCTCATCCGTCTGTGTCACTTCAAATCGATGAACATCATTAGATACACCATCCGGTTTCACATGAATCATTTCTAAACTTCGATAGTACACAGTACCGATGGTACGTCCATAAGTAACCGATTCAATGATCACATCATCGCCTAGTTGAATAAATAGATTCGGACTGTCTTCTTGACCAATTACACTTGTTTCACCTGTCGGAGCGATTTGAATGGATTCAGAGATAGGATCCGTATTGCCTAGAACAGGGACGTCATCGGACTGCATTTCAATATCATTAAAGGACACCTCCTCTATTTCTGGGGCATCCATCTCACTTGATGCCATGTTCCCTATCTTCGTCATGAGATTCTATTGTGTGTTAAATCGCTCTTTCCATGCGGACATAAAGAGTTTCGATAACTAGTTTGTTAGTATAACATGACAATTTGTTTTATAAATACCATATTTCAAGAGTTACATACTCGATATCCAACATGGGAGAAATTACAAGAGTACTTGGAATCGGAAGAAGGTGGATTATTTCGTGTCGTAGATCAAAATGAGGATCTAGCACTGATCCGATATGAAAAAGGTGTATCCAACATGGATCTTCCACATAGTAAATGGTTTCGTTCGGTTGTATGGGATCAGAAAGCAAATGTCCCTGTATCCATTGCTCCGCCTAAAACGTCATCTTCTGATTTTCCATTTGTGACACGGCATGAAGTTGTAGAGGCGGGTGTAATTTGCCAGGAGCATTTGGATGGATTCATGATTAATTGTTTTAAACGTGTGGGCGATGAACGGCTGTATATTACAAGTCGTTCCAAGCTAGATGCGTCCGGACACTTTCATTCTGCGAAGTCGTTTCGTCAATTGTTTATGGAAGCGCTTACAGGATGGATCGTTACTTCCAACCAGCCCGTAGAGTCCATTGACGCGATCATTCAAAACGCATCATCTCACTTTCCCTCCCCTGTAGAAAACGAGGTCGCAAAATGTTATAGTTTTCTTGTCCAACATATGGAACATCGCAATGTAACACGAATTGCTCAGAACAGTGTTACATTGATTCATATCGCTACAGTTGATGTACATGGAGCAGTTACTTTCCAGGATACACCTGAGTCTGCCCTCTCTTTCTCATCCTGTCTTCCTCTTTCTTCCATTTCGATCGTGGATGGTTCTGATCTGATTCAATCATGGATTGGTGAACAACTTCGAACACAGCCATGGGAGGTTCAGGGAATCGTCTTCAAAGATCAATCTGGAAATCGATGGAGATTTCGATCGGAAACATATCATAAGGTTCGATCCCTTCGTGGAAATTCGTCATCCGCGATCGATCGATTTGTCCAATTATATCATCAAAACCTAGTACATACCTATCTAGAATATTACCCTGAGGATGCGACATTATTTGCGTCTTATCAGGAAATTATGAAATATATGATTCGAGCGATGTATGAAGAATATCAACAGCTACATGTGCGAAGAGCCACAGCGATTGATAAGATCAATAAGATGTATCATCCACATTTATATACGCTTCACGGTTATTACCTGTCGCAACTCCGACCAGCAAATAAGAAAGTTACATTGAATGAGGTTCATGATTATCTTCGAAAGCAACCATGGCAGCGAGTGGCCTTTCTCTTTCGTGGAATACAGGACATCTATTATTTGATGATTCAGGCACATTTACGTATCTAATCACTTAAATACACGATGCGACTGGATAGTAAATGAAGATTGGTGTAATTGGAAGTGGATTTGTGGGAAAAGCCACACAACAATTGAATCATTCCGCAATTGAATTGTTTGTCTATGATGTTCGTCCTGAACTGTGCGTACCCTCTGGATTGAAACTCGCTGATTTTCGCCAGTGCGATGTGATTTTCGTATGTGTTCCCACTCCCATGGAAGGAACGGGTAAATGCCATCTCTATATTGTAGAATCTGTGATGCGAGAACTATCTGCCGTGATTGATCCTGCCAATAATTTTGTTGTGTTGCGCTCAACGGTTCCTCCTGGAACATGCGACCGTCTTGGATGTTATTTCATGCCTGAATTCTTGACTGAAAAACGATACATCCAAGACTTTATTGAATGTGAACATTGGATCATGGGTCTGCGTGGATTGCCATCGGATGATCTCTTTCAAGATGTCATTCGATCTTTATTTCAATCAGCGAAACAAGCCGGTCAGATCCAGCATGATCATGTGGTTTTTCGATCCAACTCGGAAGCAGAAATGGTGAAATATTTTCGAAATACGTTCTTGGCAGTCAAGGTTTCTTTTTGTAATGAAATGGAAGAGTTCTGTCGTAATAAAGGAATTAATTATGAAGAGGTTTGTTCTGCTGCTACACTAGATTCACGTATTGGCAGTTCTCATAGTGTGGTTCCTGGCCCCGATGGAAAACGTGGATTTGGTGGAACGTGTTTTCCGAAAGATACCAATGCACTTCTTTACGAAATGAATCAGGTTGGCATGGAATCCTATGTGCTGCGTGGAGCGGTTAAACGAAATCAGGTAGTAGATCGCAAAGAAGAGGATTGGAAAAAGGATAAAGGTCGCGCAGTTGTTTAATTCAACTCTGTACAAAAAGGGCTTAAAAATAGGTCGTCTTATGTATTTAGAATGTCTTATGCTGTCGGAATAGATCTGGGGACCACAACAAGTTGTGTGGCCGTTTTTATGAACGATCGTGTAGAGGTAATTGCGAACGAACATGGTAATCGTACTACTCCATCCTATGTAGCATTCACCGATACCGAGCGGTTGATTGGTGATGCGGCCAAAAATCAAATCTCGTCCAATGCGAAAAATACAGTATTCGATGCCAAACGCCTTATTGGTCGTAAGTTCGATGATCCGGTTGTCCAGAAGGATAGTGCGTTGTGGCCCTTTTCGGTATCATCGGGTTCAGATAATAAACCCCGAATTGGTGTTGAATTCAAGGGCGAACAGAAATCATATCTTCCAGAGGAAATCTCTGCGATGGTTCTTACAAAAATGAAGCAAACCGCAGAGGCATTCTTGGGGTCAGAAGTAAAAGATGTCGTAATTACCGTACCTGCCTATTTCAATGATTCTCAGCGTCAGGCAACAAAGGATGCGGGAACCATTGCGGGCCTGAATGTTCTTCGCATTATCAATGAGCCGACTGCTGCTGCACTTGCGTATGGTCTCGATAAAAAGAAGAATGGTGAGCAACATGTCGTAATCTACGACTATGGCGGCGGAACGTTAGACGTTTCACTCATTACGATTGACGATGGTGTATTTGAGGTAAAAGCGACAGGTGGAAATACACACTGTGGCGGAGAAGACCTTGATTGTATCATGGTAGACTGGTGCGTCCAAGAATTTGAAAAGAAGAACAAGGGTATTTCTGTAAAGGATAATGTGCGTGCCCTGCGTCGTCTTCGTACTTCTTGTGAGCGTGCCAAACGTTCATTGAGCAGTGCTACACAGGCAACCATTGAAGTAGATGGATTCGCGAATGGTCTTGATCTAAACCTAGTCATGACGCGAGCCCGTTTTGAATCATTGTGCGATGCCGAGTTTCGTCGCGCCATTGCGCCTCTCGAGCAAGTGATGCGTGATGCGGAGATGTCCAAAACTGATATTCACGAGGTTGTCATGGTAGGCGGTTCTACACGCATTCCCAAGATTCGTGAGTTGGTCAGTGGTTTCTTCCATGGAAAGAAATTGAATGATTCGGTTCATCCGGATGAGGCTGTTGCATATGGCGCTGCCGTTCAAGCGCATATTTTGACAGCGGGCAAACATACAACCGATCGCACCTCGGATATGATCTTGTTGGATGTTGCTCCGTTGTCACTTGGTCTGGAAACAGCAGGTGGTGTGATGACACCGCTCATCAAGCGTAACACGACGGTTCCATGTAAGAAGGCGCAAACCTTTTCGACGTATGCGGATAATCAGCCTGGCGTATTGATTCAAGTGTATGAAGGTGAGCGTCAGTTTACTCGTGATTGTAACCGTCTGGGAGAGTTCAAGTTGGAGGGCATTCCGCCGATGCCGCGTGGTGTTCCACAAATTGAAGTATCGTTTGATGTCGACGCAAACGGTATTTTGAATGTGTCGGCCGCTGAGAAGTCCACTGGTAAATCGAATAAGATTGCGATTACCAATGATAAGGGCCGTTTGAGTCGTGAAGAGATCGATCGATTGGTGGAAGAGGCGGAGAAGCACGCCGCAGAGGATAAGGTACGCATGGAGCGTGTAGATGCCAAGAATCAGTTAGAGGCATACCTGTATAATACTCGTAATGCAGTGCGAGAGGACAAGGTGAAGGAGACGTTGGGTGCGGATACCGTGAAGGAAGTAGAGGCATGGGTACAGGAGGGCATTGATTGGTTGGAGGCGAATCAAGATGCCGAGAAGGGTGCGTTTTCGGAGAAGCAGAAGTCGTATGAGGAGAAGATTCGCCCGATTATGACCAAGATGTATGAGAATGCGGGATCCCCTGGCGCAGAGGGAGGTGTTCATATGGGTCCTGGTGTTCAAACCGGTCCTGGTGTTCAAACCGGTCCAAAGGTGGAAGAGGTTGACTAAACGCATTTAAAATCGGAACACATACAATCATGTAATGAGCACAGACGATGCGGAATACAAAAAATTATATAGTCTTCTTACGAGTCTTTCTTCTAAAACATCTCAGAGGACAAATGATGTAATCACGCCAATGATTTCATTAGAAAATGAAGACAAAACAAGTCGAACCTTGACTCTCGATATTCCTCTTGACCCTCCCGCTCGGTCGATTACTCCACCTCTTCGAATCGATAAACGACCCGTTTCTCCTAAGGAATTCCCATGTGATGGATGTTTTCGTGTGTTTCCTAGCTATTCTCATCTTCAAACCCATTTAAAAATTACACCCATGTGTGCTGGATGGGCGACTCTTCCCAATAAAGAAGAATATTACCATAATCCTCCTTCCATCCATATTTACATGGATGAACTACTTGCGGAAACGGTTGCTGCTGAAAACAAACCCAATGAATGCCAGTTTTGTCATAATTCTTTTTCGAATAAGGGAAATCTTCACAAGCATTTTCATACGTCTATCGTGTGTAATCGCATGGCCTATGCTCGCTTTAAAAAAGTGGTTGCTAACCTAAAATGAATGAAAGACATCATCCATAGGATGATTTATTTGATTCTTACTGCGTCTCTTATTACCAATCGATTTACCATGAATGTCAACCGTGAAAAAGAATATGTTTCTGCGATCACGGAAACCTTAACACATCTTCCCTCTGAGATCCAACCGATCATTGTGGAAAACAACGGATCACGTCCCACTTGTTTGGATCACTTTCTCCACGCGGATCGATCGGTTCCTGTGATCTATACGGATCACAATCGACATTCGTTCAAAAGTAAGGGTGTGAATGAACTATTGGATCTCCATACAGTGATCGATCAGATCGCCATTCAAGCTACCGATTGGATTATCAAACTAACGGGACGATACCGAGTGATCTCTCCTACTTTTTTTGAGAAGTTGATCCAAGAGGGCGATTCCTATGATGCGTTTGTCAAATTCTATAATGTAGACCATATGACATGGGATAAGAGTGATATCATTCTTGGCTGTTATGCGATTCGTGGTTATTACCTAAAAAGTTGGAATCCCTATTCGATCGAAAATCACGCGTCCGCAGAGATGGCATTTGCGAAATATATTCCTCGATGCGGAGCTCGGATTCATGAAGTGAAGACACTGGGAGTACGGTGTCACTTCGCAGAAGATGGACGATCACTCGATGTGTAATTTACAAAGAACGTCAAATCAACCTACGATTAGGATGCTATGGGAAATCCATCGACCACACATTCATCAAAAATGGAAACAATATTGGTATGATACTCATCCATCTAGCATCGCCGACCAATCATGGGATTATTTATTCACGGGTGGAAAAGAGATCCGTGCGAAACTATTCTGTGAATTATGGTTCTATTTATCCCCGGATATAGCTGTTAACGCAGAGCTTGCGTTTGCGATTGAATGTATTCATGCCGCAAGTTTGATTCTAGATGATACCCCATGGATGGACAATGCGGCTACCAGGAGAGGGCGTACTACGCTTCATTTGACACATTCTAATAAAAAAGCATTGTTGCTCTTCCATGATGTCATGTACATGGTGTACCTCATCTGGAATGAAAACAAGCCATCTCACCTTTCACTACCTGAATGGGAAAACGTCATTATGTATCAACTTCAACGGCTCATGGTGGGTCAGACATATGATCTAGAGAAAAAGGGAACCCTTATTGAACTAGCGTCGATGAAAACGGGTGTATTGTTTGAACTCGTTACAGAAACCGTAGCAGTATGTACACATCTCGATACACGTGCGTGGCGCTTATGGGGAAATCATCTTGGAATCTTATTTCAATGGATGGATGATTGGCAAGATCAAGAAGAGGATATTCTTCAGAATAATCGAAATGCGTTTAATGAAGCACATGATACTACAATTTTATATTATGGAAAGATCTGGCGAAAAGTGGAACAAGTGATCGGTACCTCGTGGTTTATTCATCCATTCGGTCAGTTTATGAAAGACTATTTTACAAAAGGCATCCCTCTCCCCTCTCCGATTCCGTTCTCTCTCTCCAATGTGTTTCTCCCCTACCCGACTCCGCCTCTTCCCGAACTTCCTGCGATCGAGATCGATCGGAAAGGAGATCTGTTTTCTGCGCTCCAGGATCCCAATCGAGTGATCATGATCTGTCAACGGAATCTTTTGGATCTGACCAAACCAGAAATCGATCAACTTCTTCGAAGCAAAACTCCGCTCGAGATCACAATCAATGGTCAAACGGATCTTCATCTTGACTGGGAGGATCTCTTCCATGTCCAGTTGATGGAATGGATTCAATCCTTCAATGACTCCAATATTATGAAGATCAATGGAAAACAGATTATCCGAATCATGTTACAAGTGGTAAAACGATTCCAACAATCACGCGACGAACAACATCGTCCATTATATGAATCATGGAAACAAAAAATATGGACAGTGGAGGAAACCGAATGGGAATACCAGCCCGAAATGATTGATTTTATTTATGATGAAATTCAATTGATGAAGAATCGACAAGGAGTTCTAGATTCTTAACCGACACGAGGTTGTGATTGAGGAGCTACACGCACTTTTTTGCGTGCGACAGTTTCTACGCCAAGTGGTTTACCCGTTCCCATATTCCACGCCCCACGAAGTTGTTGAAACCATCCCGCACAGCCACGAGCGGCCGCCGCAACTGCCGCCCGCGCCGTAGCCTCCTTTCCATCCTTCACACCAATTCGAAGTACCATTTCATCACGAAGCGGATGAGGAACCGAATATCCCGCGTAATTAATGGAGGGTTTGGCTTCCCCTTCGATATGATGCTCCACCAACCATGTCTGAAGAAGATTACCCAATGTATGATCGTGTCCACGAAACAAGAAGTCAAATCCAATCACTCGCGCATCCGCAGATGTCAACGTGATTTCATCCGGAAGATCACCTTCGTGAAGATTAACATACTTACCACACATGTTCTCGGCCACTTCGCATGCGCGATTCACAATGTACTTCACATCGAGAACACCAACCGACTCTACGGTGAAGTTGAAACTAAATGGTTCTCCTCGTTCGTTGATTTTGAAACAGCGCTTGATTTGCATTGTATTGAATTCGCGCTGGAGTTCCGCATAGCGTTCCGATGCCTTGTCTGGGTTATTCACTTTTTTGGTGACAGTTAGCCATTGCATGAACAACTCTTGGATTCGTTGCGGGTTGTCATCCGGTGTATACTCATAGGAACACTGTGATACTGAACTGAATCGAGCATGTTCGCGCCCAGTTCCCTTCGATGCCACGGCTTCAATTTCCAATCGTTGCTGATTTGCGCCGGAGCCTGGTTGAAGCGTAGCAATCAGGCAAGTATCATTGGTAAGGGGGTTGCGAGGAAAGAACATCTCTGTCGGAACGCGCTTTCCAACCTCCACTTTCTTCTCTTCCTCGTCCTCATCTGCCGGACCTACACTAGAGATGTCTGTAATGATAAAGTCTTCCGACTTGACGTAGCGGACCTCATCTTTGTCACCAACTACATTCAAGGTAAAGAGATACTTTTTATTATTCCATTCGTTGGGAGAGGGTACATGGATAGGAAGAAGACCAATCCGGTCGGCCAACATTTCATTGGTCATCGGGGT